GGCGAAGAAGCTTCATAGGGCCGCCGCCTGGATGAACAGTTGATCGATCTGCTCGTGGCCCAGGCCCAGCCCAGCGCCCAGCAGCGCCGTGAAGCTGTTGTTGCGCTGTACCTCGTTGCTGAACTCCCATTCGATCTGCGCAGCCCTGCGCGTCGTCTCGTCCGGGATGGCTGCAATGGCCGTATCCACGTCATCGAGCAGCCCAGCACCCAGCAGGGCGAGCCGGGCCTGGCGCATCGTGACTGCAGCGGGCACGACCGGCGGCGCAGGCGGCGCGGGCGTGAAGTTCTCGCCGTCCCACAGATCGCCGATGTTGGAATCGCCAGCCGGAACCCAGCCTTGTTGCTCGGCAAAGTCGGCTTCGGCTTCGACCACGTTGGTGACGCGCCCTGCGTCGATGATTGCAAAGCGTGCCATTACGCGACCCCCCAAATACGCACTTCACCCCGCGCACCTGCACCGGACTGAGCGCCGGTCCGTGTGCCACCACCACCGCCACCTGGTGCAGTACCGTCCGTGCCGCTGACAGCGTCGCCCGCCGCGCCACCAGCACCGCCGAAAGAAGATGCGCCAGCAGCGCGCAATGTTGGGCCAGCGCTGCAAGTGCCGCCAGCCCCGCCGCCGTAGATCGACCCGTTGCTCGCTGAGGACGCTGCCGCAGCCCCACCACCCCAGATAGACGCAGTGCTAGCCCCGATCGCGTACCCAAAATCGCCCCCGGCGTCGCTGACAGACCGCACCGCCGCAGCCCCCACCATCACCGCGCCGCCGCTGGTGTAAGTCGATGCCTGCTTCACAGTCAGCAGTGAGCCGATGGAGCTATCCCCACCCAATGCACCAGTGTTGGTTGTTGCCCGCGCCGCTCCACCTGCTCCAACGGTGATAGCCGTGGTCGCACTCAGCGAAGAGGCTGGAAGCCTGGCTGGGAAACACCCACCGCCGCCGCCGCCCAGCGCCTCGCCTGCGCCGCCCGACTTCTGGCCGCTGTTGCCACCAGACCAGATGAGTGCTTCAAACACCGAATACCCAGGCGGCTTCACGAAATTGCCCGATGCGGTGAACGTCTTGTTAAACGACTGCACCACCACCGTGCGCAGCGTTGTGCCGTCGCACTGCACCAGGCGCACCTCGCCGGGATACATGACATAGCTCGCCAGCCCGTCGATGGTCTCTGCCCCAGAAGGGGTGAGCGTGATGTCTCCGGTGCCCGAGTTGCCCAGGTAGCACCACCAGCCGTCACCCAGCAGCGCCGCCGCGTCAAACGACAGCGTGAACGTGCCCGACAGACCTATCCAATAGGCCTTGTCCACCAGCGTAGCCGTTGCCGTGGCTGTCACGGCCTTGTAGAGCACGCTCGCGTCGAGGTCGAAGGTCTGCGTGACAAACCAGTCTGATCCCGAGCCACTGCCCGAGATGCGGTCCGCATAGACTTCCATCGCCCCGGTCGCGGTGTCGTAGGAGGAAACCGTGCCGATCATGGCGCGCGTGCTGTCGCCCTGGTCGGTGACCTTGACCAGTTGCCCAGCACCGAAGGCTCGGCCCGTCTCCACCGTGAAGTTCTTCAGGCCAGCGGACAGCGTGAGCGTGGTGGTGGTGTTTCCGACCGCCAGCTTTCCTGCGTTGGCCACCGTGAAATTGATCTCTGCGGCAGTGGACGTTACGGCGGCGGCCCCCAGGTTGGGGAACTGCGTTTGCAGGACCGTTTTCAGCAAGCGCAGGTGGTTGTCGCCCTGGCTTTTGGGGTCGGTGGCGGTGGGGTTCGTGGACACCAGCTGGCTGATGTAGCTTGCGGTTTCGAGTGCCATTCCTTACCCCTTTGTGACGCTCAAAACCGAGCCGCTGAACGACTCTTGGTCGTCTGTTTTTTGTACCCGGCGCAGGAGCTGAACCGTTTTGCCGTCAAACACCTGATGTGCTTCTGCGTCGCGTGTGTGCACAGCCGCTTCTGTCAGTGCTGCGTACCGGAGCAGGTCGGGCGCGTTCTCGATCAGCCAGTTCGTCGTGTTGCTGTCCGAGAGCGCAGCGGGGCGCTTGTAATACACGCCCTTGACGGTCAAGCCGTCGGTTGGGTATGGCCCAAAGATCAGGTTGCTTCCTTCGCGCGCGAAGAAAACCGGCGTACCTTCGGCGGATCGGGTCGGGTAGTTGGTGTAAATCCACTCCGCATCCTTGCGGGTCAGCTTCTTTGCAGACGATGCGTCTACGTAGAGAAACTTCCACTCCATGAACCCGGTTGGAAGCGCTGCGACACCCGATGCAATGGCCTGCGAGTAGCTTTCTTCCATCGCCTGGATGCGCAGGTCGTTGTAGATCCTGGCTTCTGCGTCTGCGATGAATTCCGGTATCAGACTGGTCAGATCAGAGCGGTGCAAACGCTCTGCAATCGACGCTTTGAGTGATGTGTAGTCAGTAATCATCCGAGCCACCCATAGCGTTCGACATAGATCGGTTCGTGGTCATAGAACTTGATGCCTTTCGGCTCAAATCGGCACAACGCCGACTGTTTGGGGATGTAGACATTGATGCCCTGACCACGGGCAAAGCCGATCAGGTATTCCATGTTTGGGCGCTGATAGGCGTATTCGTCCGTTCCATCCATGTCCACGCCGTAGATCGCGATCTCTCGCGCGCCTTCATGGATTGCCAGGGCCATGGCATAGGCGATAGAACTGTTCCAGTAGGCTTGGCCGATGGTTTCGGCAACCGCTTCAAACGGGTAGTTGTCCTGCGTGTAGAGCCTGGCGCAGTCCTTCAATCGAGAGGCGTAGCCGGGGCCGCGCTTGCTGTGTTCGCTGTCCAGCAATCGCTGGTCGTGCATTTCAAAGTGACGGGCCATGAAAGGCCATCCTTTGTCATCCCACGGAAGGCCCCATTTCTCCCACGTCGAGTCGCCCCAAGGGGCTGCGTCATGGGTGCTGGTGGCAAGCCCCACAATGGCGACTTTCAGACCCATTTCTGCTGCTTCTTGGCAATGGGGGTTCCAGGCACGGTCAGCATGTACCGTTCGTTGCTCTGGATGTGCAGCAGGGCGCGCTTGACCTCTTCCGGGTCGGGAGAGAGCAGGTTGTAGCCCTCGTTTTTCAGCCGCACGATGTCGCCCATGTGGATGCTTCCGACATGAACGAAATTGCCCTTGTAGCGGCCTGTCTCTGGCGCCTGTTTCTGCGCTTCGCGGTTGGCCTCAATAACTGCGCTGCTGTCGTAGATCGTCTTGACGACCAGCGAATCGCTGGCTTCGTCGTAGTACGACTTTTCAATCAGCTCGCTCATGCATCCACCCCGACGAAATGCACTGAATAGGTGATCGAATCGGTGTCGGCGTGCGTCGCGGTGATCTTCAGCGCTGCCGGAAGAATGTCCTTGGCGATGGTGTTTGCCGCCGCCGTCAACTCTGGGTGCACCCGAAGAACCGTCAACCCCACGCCAGTGATCGCCGCCGACGCGAGGATGGTGTACGTCGATCCGCCAGGGCTCACGCCTGCGATGGTGAACACCACCGATGGAGTCGCGCTGGCTGCGGTGACGTCGATGAAAAACAGGCCCGCCTCGGACTCGCAGGCAATCGTGGCCGACGATGTGGCGGTGCGCGCAGCACGGTCGAAGATCAACTGATGTTCTTTGCTCATTCTTTTTCCCAATAAAAAAGGGGGCCGAAGCCCCCTTTGTTGGTCAGTGATAACGATCAGTCGTCGCCCATGTGCACCCACACCACAGAAATGGTGCCGGTCACATCGATGGTCGAACTGGCGTCCACCGTGGCGGCAGTACCGGACCAGTTGAGGTTCAGTGTCAGGGCCGAAGCGGTGCCGTTGAGTGCGGTGGTCTTGGCGCCATCCACTGCCGTGCCGGTGCCCGTACCGCTGGACAGCGTGACGCTCACCGCCTGGCCTACGTTCTCGTTCACACCGTTACCCAGCGTGCCGTCAGCCGCCGCCGAAATGGCCGTGGTGCCCACGCCGATTTCAAACACGGCATCACCGGCTGCGCCTGTCAGGGCCGAGCCTTCGGCAAATGCGGTGTAGTCCTGGCGCGCGCCCAAGAATGACACGGCAGACTGCGGGAAGGTGTAAATCTTCAACGTGCCGTAAGACCCCGATGCGGCGCCGTCCGTGACCGTCATGCGCGCCTTGTTCAGCGTGAACGTGGTGCGCACAAAGGGGCCAAATTGCGCCTCCTCAATCTGGATCGAACCAGAAGCAGGGGTCGTTACGGGAATGCCTGCGAGCGTCACGCCGTACGTAATCAAGATAGAGCCGTTGTTCGGCTGTAGTGTTTTCCAAGCTGGCATTGTTTGCTCCTAAAAGAAAAGGGGCCGAAGCCCCGTTGATTGATTAGGAAGCGGCCAGGTCGTACACCGCAGCGTGCGCCTTTTCGTTGCACATCTCCAGCGTGTACTCGGCAAGGATCTGCTTGCGCTCGCTGTCGCCGGTCTTCGCCAGATCCACGGTGCGGAAGTCGCGCAGAACCGCAAACTTCACATACTCCGGATCGAAGAAGTAGATGACATCGGTAGGCACTTGGCGGCAAGGCACCAGGCGCACTTCGGTGCCCAGCGGGTCGATGTAGATATCAACCGAGTTCACCACCTTCTTCTTGTCGCCGTCGCTGGTCTTGGTCGAAGAGCCAGAGAACGACGCAAACTTGCGCTTCTGGAAGGCGTTGAGAATGCCCAGCGAAGGGTTGCCGCCGTTGGCCCATGCAAGAGCCAGGGCAGATTCGACCATCGATTCCTGCAGCGCCCGAGCGGTGCCGTCCGTGTGGATGTCCGCACCGGTTCCAGCCGACGCCGTGGAGTCGCTGGCGCGGTCCACGTTCGTCTTGATGTACGCCTGAGCACCGGCACACTCGGGAGCGGTCGAAGCATTGCCTGCCACGTAGGCGTTGTTTTCCAGCAGGATCGCTTCCACGTCGCGCTTGATCTCCTTCATGCGCGCTTCCATCTGGAAGGCCATTTCAGAGCGGCGACCGGCCTTGCTGACGGCCTCCTGGGTGCCAGACACGCGGGCCACCTTGTCGGAGATGGCGCGGTAGTTGAACAGGCGCGCCGTGGTGGTGGATGCATCGGTGGTGGCATCAGCGCCTTCGCCCACGAAGTTCGAGGACGATGCAGCGGTCAGGCTGTGGGTCTGCCATTCGTGCTTGGTGCCGGTTGCCTTGGTCTTGGGAATGGCAGACAGGAAAGGCGTTTCCGTGGGCGAAACGTCATAGATGATGTCGGACAGGTCTTCACGGTTGCCAACGGCGGCGAAGCTGACCAGGGTTTCAGTGGGTGCGAGTGCGGGCATGTCGTTTCCTTAAACTTTGCCGGTCGCCAGCAGGTAATCCATAACGCTCTGTTTGGACCCCGATTGGCGAACTTCTGACTTGAGTTTCTGTACAGTGACCTGCGCCCTGTTCTGGGACGGCGCACTGCCAGGCTTGATGATCTTTGGAGCGGCGCGGACCTGTTTTTCAGTCACAGAACCTGCCTGCTTCAGTTGCCGATACAGCATTGCGTCGCGAGCCAACAGAACAGCCTTGTGGTCGGCCAATCCTTGGATGTCGCTCTCCGTGTACCCGCGTGCCTTCAGATCAGCGGCAATCGCCTGCTTCTCCTTGGTGGCAACGTCCGGATCCGACCACTCAGGCGCGGCTTTCAACAGGGCTTGATACTCTTCTTGGAGCATGGCCTGGCGTTGTTGCTGCTGCTGCTGGGTGACGTACTGAGACGCCTGGTTGATCTCGCCAACCACATGCTGATACTTCTGATGAAGATCACGCATCTGTTTATCGAGCTTCACCGCTTGCGCTGGATCGCTGTCGTAGAGTCCGTTCCAGTCAATGGACTGATAACGACCTATCTCGGCCTCGATTGCCTTGGCTTCGGCAATCTTCCCGATGACAGCCTGCTGTACCTGCAGTTGTTGCTGGATCGTCTGGGCTTGCTCTTGAGCCGCCTTCCTGATCTCAGCCGCCTCTCGCACCTGTTTATCAACATGGCCCTGCAGTTGGTACGACTTGATCAGGTCCGCGAATTTCGCCCTGCCCTCTTGCCCATCGATCTTGGTTTTCACCAGGATCGCGCCGTCTTCGTCCACATCCAATGCGGACTCGTCGGCCCCCAGCAGTTTTGCCAGGTCGGACAATTGGTACTCGTTCGGCGTTTCGCCTTCCTGCTCAGGTTGATCGCCTGGCTGGGGTTGCGCTGTGGGCGCGTCTGCCTTTGGTGCCTCATCGAGAGGCGCGGAGGATTGCTCTTGTGGAGCTGGGGCGTCTTCAGCAGACAAAAACGCCTCGATCCGTTCCAGGGGACTAGCATCTCCGCTATCGGAGGTAGGGTTTTCCTGTTCCATAGGTACTCAATCAAAATCCCCCCTCGCGACACCAGGAGGGATTGCGGCGCTTCTCAGCGGTCGCTAAATGGCAGGTGTCTGCCGGTAGCCTATCGCTGGAAAATGGCGAATTTCTTCTTCTTTTCCAGTTCGTGCATTTGGAACTTTGCGATCTCACCATCCTGCACTGCACGGGTGATTTCGCGCTTGACTGCGGCCAATAGCTGCTGGCTGATGACGATGCGCAGGGCCTTCTGTGCGTCGTCGGAGTCGCACGTCATCGCCGCCATCTGAAGATGCTTTTCCACGCTGGAAAACGCCTCCACAAATAACGGGTTCTCCAGTAGCTGCCGGGCATCCTGCGAGCGAAACGCCCGCGCTTCCATGCTCAGTGGTTCGCTCAAGGTTGAATCTCCCGGCTGATTTCGGCCTCTGCGGCCATCGTGGCCGGACTGAGGACGGGTTTCGCCATGCTGGCCTTCTGGATCTCTGTTGCGGAGCGCAATTCAGCCTCCCAGCGGCGGAATTCAATCTCGCGCTGGTGCTTCATGTCCTCATACTGGCGGTCACGTTCGCGCTCCTGGGCCTCAAGCTGCTTGGTCAGGGCGGTGTCACGCGCCTGCATCTCTTGCTTGTTCACTTCCAGTTCGGCGCGACGCTGCATTTCGCGCTGGTGCTTCATGTCGTCCAGCTGCATCCGGGCCTGTTCTGCCTGCGCATCGGCCTGCAGCTTCATCTGCGCTGTCTGCTGCGCGCCCTGGATCTTCATCTGTTCGACTTGCAGGGCAGGATTGGGCCGTGGCTGCGCCATCTTCTGCTGGAACTCCGGCGACTGCGGCGACATGGCGTATTTGTCTGGCATGTCAAAGCCCATGGCCTTGGCAATGTCTGCAAACAGCGCGTAGGCTTGAGGCGCTTCCACCATGCCCATTTGCCCAAGAATGTCGCGTTGCAGTTGGGCCACCAACATCAGTTTGCGCTGGCGATCTTCTTCGTTTCCAGTGCCCAGCCCCACCTTCACAGTCAGATCGGTGCGCTCGCGCCACTCTTGCGGGTTCACCCGCACATAGCGGCCCTTCATGCGGATCATGCGCTGCTTGTCCTGAAACCGGCACAGCAGGGAATGCACACGAAGCACCATCTCTTTCACGCCCATCTCTGCGATCAGGCGCGTCATCATCTCGATCTTCTGGCTTGCGCGATTCATGTTCTCCATGAATGCGCCCTTGGTGACGTTCGACAGCGTTTCAGGGTCCAGACCGGCAGACGCCTTGGTAATGCCGGTGCGCGATTCCTTCACCTGGTCAATGAACCCGATCACCGGCAGGATGTCGCCCACGATGGGCTTGGAGATCAGCGGCTCCACTGCGCCTGAAACCGGCTCAAGACCTTCCACGCGCTTGATACCGCCCGGCAGCGAAGTCATGAAGTCCGCCAGATTCACCCGCTCATTCACCAGCCACTGGTTGTCGTTCGTCAGATAGATGTTGTCCATCATCTGGCGCATCAACGTCGTCTTGATAGCCATCAGATCGCCGATGTCGTCGTACAGCGACTCACCAACATGGCGGTGAGGAACGCGCTTGGCGACGAAACCCGTGATCGCAATTTCCGGGATGGGCTCGTTCCACTCGTCACCGTCTGGAATCTGACCGCCAACAGTAACGACCTTGCGCAACTCTGCAACGCCGTCGCCGTCCCAATCGACCTTGACGTAAGCCTCGCAATACTCGATCTCGTCCATTGAACGGTCCGCTACGGACGATCCATAGCTGCGGGTCTCGTCGCTCACCGAATCACGGCTCAGTGCCTGCGATGTGTGGCTGCCTGTCTCATAAGCGGCGAGCTGCTCCACGAAATCGCGGTCCATGCCCATCTCGATCAAGTCGGATCGGGTCTTGGTCGTCACATGCTCCACGAATGGAGAATCTTGAAGACTCCCACGGCACTTGCGCGACACGCGGATTTCTTCGCATGGCACAGCCTCCAGCCGAACCTTGCCCAGCTTGCGCACGATGCGCAGCTTGAGGTCATAGACTGACATGGGGCCTTGTGGCGTCTCGATCAGTCGCTCTTCCTGGCCCTTGATCTCAAACTCGCAACCATCGGCCTGCAGGTCGCCCAAGAGCTTCTGCACCTCTGGAATGGTCAGGCCCTGATA